CTGTAAATGGTAGTTCTCTCATAGCCATATCTCGGCTGATGAGTTTTCCTCCAAGTGCTTGAAGCATAAAGATAAGACCTTGCGCTGGGTTAAGACCAGCAAGCATGCCGTAACGCACATCAGCAGAGTAGTCTTGTTTAATATCTTTAGTTGGCTTGTATGTGATTTCATAAGGTGAACCCGAATCTACTCCACGAATTGTTTTTTCTTCTGGGTAAATTACTTCATCTACATTAAAGCAAAGACTAATAATGTCCCTAAGTGTTGCAGCAAAAATTGCTTGTGCAGATTTAACCTGTGTATCAAAGGCTCCCATAAGAGCCTGTACTCCTTGACCAGTAACAATAGATGCATCTATGTTTCCAGTACGAGATTCAGGATATCGTGTACCAACACGCAGTTCTTGATTAAGAACATTTTGTTCAGTAAATGCACCTTGTGGCAAAGTAAGTTCTACGCGGCGTACGCCTGCTGGATTGGCTGTGCGGATAACCGCATCGCCACCAAGTTGTAGTTCTTGCACATCTTGCGGTAGAACAATTGGTGCTTGTACTGACTTTTCTGCTGCTTCCATTGCAAGTAATGCAAATCGGTTGCGCAGTAATTGAATACCTAGTACGTCATCAAACTGTCCACGCATTTCACCATCAATAGATGGCTTACGTGCAACAACAACCATCATCTTACCAAGCGGATTAACAGCCTCAGAAAGAACTAAATCATTTCTACGTGGTACATAGATTATAGATTGGTCTTTGTCATAGTAACGAACCATCTCAATTACTGCATTAAGGTCTTGTTTGTAACCATCTGGTCCAAGTAATTCTCTATCATACTCTGGGAACTGGGATACCAGTTCACCAAGTGTCATAGAGTAACGTTTAGCAAATGCCACACAACGTCCATAGCGGTCAAACTCTGGGTAGGCCCCAATAGGATTTTCTATGCGGATACGTGGCAGTTTTGCTTCATCGTCTAATTCAATAATGAATGGGACGAATCCATATGTTAGGTACCAATCAGCACCTGAGTACATTTGTACTGCTAGGTCTGAGTGTTGGAAATAGTTAGAGGCAATACGAGTACGCTTATCGGCAAAGGTACGTGCTCTATCAGATACTTGATTGGCTGCAGAACAGTTAACCGCTGGAAGCGGAGCCATAACTTCAGATAGGTCACGTGCAACAATGTCAATAAAGTTTGCTACTACGTTAGCATCAACACCTTCTGGAAAGAAATTAGGATATACCTGAGCAATCTTTCCTTTACGTACGGCAAGTACGTCAAGGTTACGCGCATCACGTTCGTGATTGCGGTAACGCAGGGATTCAACCCGTGCTGTTACCTGCTCTATTGATAATACCATTATTTTCCTAACGGTCTAGTTTTGCTTAATCTTGATTTAGGTTTTTGAACTACTCTACGGCTTATTCTTGTTTTTTTAGCACCTGCTAAGGTTTTATCAACTTTAGCAATTTCACCCTTAGAAGATACCTTTGCATCTAGACGAGCAAGACGTGCTTTTTCAACTCTATTTGCTTCTTCTCTACCAAGTTTAGCACGCTTAGTTGTTTCTCTAGTTGCCCAAGAATCAGTATAAGCAGGACCATCATATTTATCAGCATTAGATTTAGGTCGTCCAGTATGTTTAGGGTCAAGTACTCGTGGGATATGTGGTCTATTTTTATCTTTTCTAACTTGAGCAATTAGTTTACGTTCTAATTCATTTGGTGGACGATTAGGTGTTTTACTTTTCTTTATTGAAGCCTTAATACTATTAAGTAAAGCAAGACGATTTCTTTGACTTTCTATTGCATCATAATCTCGTTTTGCTTCTGCTACCTGTATACGTTTTTCTCTAAGTGCTATATTTCCTTGACCCGCTCTTCCAAGACGCGGTGGGTTATCAATCTTTTCTAAACGTTTGCGTTCAATTTGACTAAGTGTTTTTCGGCTTGCAGGTGCTGTAGAATTACGTGGATTACTAGCGGCATTTTTGCCAGCCTGACTAATCTCATCTAATTGTGATTGCCGAACTTCATATCCTCTTTCCGTTAATTTATCTTTAACGGTTACTGTATAATCAGCAGCGTCTTGTTCTTTTTTAGTAACACCTTTATTGTGTAGTTTCTTACGCATTATCTTTACGTCAGTCTTATGAGCAGGTAAATTATTCTTTAATCTAGGTGTAGGTTTCTTAGGAACACTTCTAGGATTTATTGCTCTTTCTTCTCTAGCATTAACTTTTTTTGTATAATTTTCATTTGCAATCTCTTTACGAGTCTTTGGTGCATTTGGCTTAGGACGAGTAATGGTATCAATTTTTTGCATTCCACGTTTTTCACTTGCAGTTAAAGAATTAGAACTACCTCTTGGTACATCTCTAGGACGTGGAGCAATTGGTCTGCGTCCTAATTCTTTTGCTACGTCAGTTGCATCAACATTAGAAACTTTCTTACGACCTTGACCAGTAGTAGTTCTAAGACCACCACCACGATTTGTTACAGGTATTGCTGATGTGCCTCTACCAGGATTAGAACGTGGTGGTTGCACAACAGGTTTAGGGTTTCTAATTTGTTTCTTACCTTGTGCTTTTATACGTGCTACTGGTTCACGTACAGTATTGGTTACACCTCTATCAGCCTGTGTTTGATACTTAGGAGAAGCCTTACGTCCCCGTGTTGCTTCTATAACTGCGGGGCGCTCTTTTTTAATTATAGATTTTGCCGCTTCTGGCTTTTTAGCCAAAGATTTTCTTACACCAGCAGATGCAACAGCATATTTCTTTTCTGCTTCTCCTGCTTTAACTGCAGATGCAACAAGTTCTGCACCACGACCCGCAATCTTAGCAGCCTTAATAAACTTACCTGGACCAATAAACATAGCAGCATTAATAGCAAGGTCTTTAACCAATTTATCAGTAGAGACCTTTGGTAAGGCATCTGCTTTCTTCTTATCTGCCTTTGCTGCTTGCCCAGTTTGAACCATGGTTAATCCTTATCCGTATATGTCTTGCCACTGTTGTGAGAAAGCCTCATCTAGATTAATGGCGTATCGTTTGTCTGTCTGTGCTCTTGTTGCCCATCTGTTGTAAGCATAGGTAGTACTATTGCTTGCCTGTTGCATTAGTTCGCGTATGCGAATAACGGCAAACCACATAGCCATAACAGTATCTGTCTTACCTCTAGTCTCTGGCTTCCACGTAAGCAGTTGTTGAGTTAGTGCCTTTAATCCTTCAGAACCTTCTGAGGACGGTAGTTCAATGATGTTATTGTTTTGAAACTTGCCTTCGCGTTCTGTACCGAAGAGGTTGGACATTGAGGCAACGCCGAAAGATGTGTCCCATTTGTTCTTGCCTGTAAAGTGAGCATCAAGTCGTACGCCGTAAGAAGCAAGCCATTGTCTGAGTTCTTCATCTAGTGAGTATGCTTTCTGGTGAGCGTTGATTTCTACACGGAACTCTTGTGGCTTGTACTTGATAGTTAACTCTTCAATTGTTGCACGAATCTTTTGAGGTGTAGGCTCTTCCATATTGATGCAATCAAGAATATAAATCTTGCCATCTTCTCTGTTGTATGATGCAACAACAAAGGCAGCGTTCCCCGCCATAGCGGGGTCAAAGCCAATTACAGTATGAGCCTGTACTTTAGAAGGATGTCCTGCAGCACCTGCACTTAGCAGTCCTCTTTTTCGCATCCCGTTGGTGGACCCCCGCACCAACACGGGCGGGAAGATAGAGTCTTCTTGGATATCTTCTTGTTGGTATACGAGTGCCCATGTAGATGGCGTAACTTCGCTTCTTCGTTTAAATAAGGTTTCGCCGTCCCATTTGGGGTAGAGGCCGTCTTCCGAAGGAGTGTCATCGTCTCCATCCCACGGCGCGTCCGAGAAGGGCCAGAGCGTAACCCAGTCTTCGGGTTCCTCAGCATATTCAAGGACAGCAGGCATCCCCATGTAAGTAAAGGGAGTCCTACCCCCAGACCAATGCTTAGCATTACGAAGTTCTTTATAAAGGTCGTTAGCAGCAATTCGTGTCCCAACCACTAGTAGTTTGCCGTTCTTGCCCAGACGGGTAATAACTTCCTTCTGCAGCCAGTCCATCTGCTTTTCCCACTCATGGGCGTTGGCAGTAGTGATGCAGTCGTCAAGGATAATCAGGTCAGCACGGGCACCGTAAATCTGACCGCCCATACCTAGGGCTTGGAGGGTGGGGTCCTTCTCGCTAGAATTACGCGCATCGCCCCCAAGGTAGACTGTATCGGCTTTCCAAGTATCAGCGTCTTCTTTCCACCCGCCATCTGGACCATATGCGGTCTGCAGTTTTAGCCAGCGTGGATGAGACAGTCGTTGCTTGATAGCGTAAACGAACTCTCTAGCCTTATTCAAAGTCTTTGAGACCACAATGATGCGGACGTTGGGATTGAGAGCGATGCGGTAAGTTGAGTAGTTCACCGTAATGACGGTGGACTTAGCATGTTCTGGCGGTACATTAACCAGAAGTCTATTGTTTTCCCCAGGCTCGTAAATCATGGATGGATGTAACCAGGTAGGTTCGTATCCCTCTAAAAGGTCTACCCAGTCCTGATGGTGTGGAAATACCGTTTGTCCCAAAAACATCTTAGAGAAGTCTGAGAACTCAATTGACTCCTTCTTGAGCCCTAGGGCATCAAAGGATTGCTTGGTTCCCTCTTCCTTGGCCTCTTCAAGGGCCCTGGCAAAGTCAGGGTCTCGGCGCATCCACTGACGGATGGTATCTGCTTTTTTGTTTTCAGATGCCATAGCCGCTTGGATGGTATAGCCAGACTTGATACGTTCAAGGACGGCTGCCTGTATAGCCTTTAGGTTCTTGACGTTATGATGGTCTTTACCCTTTTGAAATCCTGATGCCATAGGTCCCCTTATGGCAGTACTATCCCGCCTATTAAGTACAGTCTGTACAGTTAGTCTGTACAGTCTAGCAAGGCTCCAAAAAGCCTTGCAGTATATAGTAGAATAAAAACAATCTCTATATATACTTAATCCGTTCAAACAGGTAAAACGAACGTTTTATTCTAAAGTATTTATAAAAGCCCTGTTCAGAGCCTGTCACTATACCCTCAGAAATATATAGGTAGAGATACCTACTATACGGACCAAGCAAATTAATAAACCTAGGGTCTGTCGACCCTAGATTTATTAATTCTACTACTCAGCAGTCCCGTAGACTGGAGTGTGTGTCTGTTGGTACTGTCTGCCCACCGAAATAAAAACAGAACGGTGGGGGTAGTCTGTTAAATTAATGTCTACTACTCGTCCATAGTTCTACTCGTATCTATCTGCTGACCGCACGGTTTCAGTCTGTGTAAATCCAAAGCGCTTCGCTGGATTGACACTGACTGAAGGTCTGGATTTTGTAGTTTCGTTTGATTCTACTTCGTTTACTGAAAGGTTGTTCGTTATGTTCAGATTACTGATTACAGGCTCACGCGCTTGGGTTGATACTCAGGCTATCCGTGATGAGTTCGATATCGTGCAGAGCCATGAAGGTTCTGATGTAGTGCTAGTTAGTGGCGCTTGCCCCAACGGTGCAGACCGCATGTGTGAGGTGCTTGCGAAGGAATACGGGTGGACATTAGAACTTCACCCGCTGAACTGGGCTTCGGGTCCTGAAGGTGCATACAACCCCCAGGCTGGTTTCGAGCGTAACAAGTTGATGGTAGACCTCGGTGCCGACTTCGTGCTCGCCTTCGTTATGAATGAGAGTGGTGGTGCTATGAATACCGTGCGTCATTCGCGCAAGGCTCAGATTCCTACCAAGTTAATCCACCGCACTACTGCGGTTCCAGTGCAACGCAAGATGAGTGAGTGGTTGGCACCATATGCTGAGGTTGTCACCAAAGAAACCGCTGAGTGGTCGGTTACCATTTAAAACTATCACGGCGGTCAAGGGGTAAATACGCCCCTTGACTAGCCGTGAAGGTCTGGTTGTTGTTAGTTTCCTACTATGAAAGGTTGTGTGCTATGAAGGTTAAGAATATAAATCATGATGATGGCAATACAGGTGTATACATCGGCAGAGGCAGTCAGTGGGGCAACCCTTATGTGATAGGTAAGGATGGTGATAGAGCAGAAGTAATTGAGAAATATAGAGTCTATGCTTATGCAAAATGGGTAGAAGACCAAGGGTATGGAATGGATTGGCTTGAACCATTAAGAGGTAAAGATTTAGTGTGCTATTGCGCACCGCAGGCATGTCATGGTGATGTGCTGTTAGAGATGATAGGAGAATAAGATGATAGAACAATCACCACGCCTTGCTATCTATGACATAGTAAAGGCTGTAGAACTAGGCGACATCACCCGCTATCAAGCCAACGAGTACATCATGGATGTACTCATGAACATACCACCACACCCATCAACAGAGGAAGGAATCAACTCATGACTAAAGAAGAATACATGCGGATACTACGCCGTGCCATGTCCGATGACGGACTGATGGCACGGATAATGTCAGAACCACCAAGCGGAAGCAAAGGAGAAGACTAATGCCTAAGTACCCACGCAAATGCTGGTGCGGACAACTCATTGAAGCAGAGTGGGAAGAAGGATACCACGACTGCAACCAATGGGAATACATAGTAGCAGAAGGAGAAAAAAAAGATGAGTGTTGAGTATGCAATAAACAAAGAGTTCAAGGTTGCATGTTTAAACATGCAACTTAAACCACACCTAATCATCTTCATAGGTGTACGCCCACTAGACTGGAAACGATTCGCAATCGGTACCAAGCAAGTCAAAGAAGGAATAAGAGCACGCTATCTACACCTATCAGTATTCTCAATCGCGTACACAATTAAAGAAAAGGAGACAGACAATGACTGAATACCCACAATCTCAGGGCATATCAGTACAGAACACATGCTATCACTGCGCCCTAGTCAGTGAGTATAGTCCAGAACTACGATGCCTCACCTGCGATGAGGATAAAGAAGGACGAGATGATGCTATAGCATATGAGATAGTAGATGAAGGTAACATGCAGTACAAACATCAATGGTCACGCACTGATGACCAACCAAGTGGTAGTGACTGGACTGCATCAGAAACATACATCAAGCCCCAATCATGGGTTGCTAGAATGACAGAGAAATGGGACGATGACAACCCATTCCACCTCATTGAACTATCCGTTCAATTCGAGAAGCCAGAAGAAGATTACCTGACACGACATGAGTTCAGCCCACCTATAGTACAACTCGTTGACGGAGGTGTGCTTGATAACCTATGGGAACTAGAGGATTACACACAGTACAAGCGTGAGAAGCAGTGCCAATGGTGCAACATACTCACACCTAAAATGTTCAATGACTGCCAGTCATGCGACAAACCGCTAGAAAACAATACCAAATAAATAAGCAGGGTTCCCCTGTCGTCTGCGACAGGGGTAACCCTGACCAACTAACTAATAACAAGGAGAAGGTAATGAATACAATCAACCATCTAGAAGTTAGTGGCACCCTAAAGGCGTTCACTGACAAGACAATCAAGACAAATGAATACGGTACATCTATTACAGGCTGGCTCAACCAGCGTGAAATGGTAGACGGAACACCACGATATGTAGTAGGCGTAGGATTCCAAGCAAAAGACCCAGCAATTATCAAGCAACTAATAGCACTAGACGGAGCCCGTCAAGGTGCATCAGCATCAACACCAGTAGTACTATCAGGCAAGTTAACACAGTGGGTTGCCAAGAGTGACGGCAAAGATGAGTTCCGCTACCAACTACAAGTAGAGAAAATCACAGTACTATAAGCAAGCAAAGGCAGGGACTAACAATCCCTGCCTTTCTTGCAGTACCCCACTGGGGGTAATCGGCAGCAACGCACAAGTTTTTATATTTATCCACCTACATACAAGAGAGAGAGAAGATTATGTATCTATCATACTATGATATAACAGCAATAGTTATAGCATTAGGCACGAGTCTAGTGCTGTTAGTTATTATGTTGTATGCTAACATACAACTGTTAAAAGAAAATAGATTCCTAAGAGACAGACTAAAAGCATGGCGCCGTAAGGCAACAACACTATGACTGAGCCAAGAGATGACGATGACACTGCACTAGGTAAAGATGGTGACTGCGAGTACTGCGGTAACTTCGTGATAGAGTGTACCTGTAACAGTGAACCTGACCGCATGTATGGAGACGAAGACTAAGGAGTACTACCTTGGAAACTAACATAAAGAAATACATAGCAGTAAGCAGCAGCATACTACTGACACTAGTAACAATGGTGGGTATACCATTAAAAGCATACTCACAACAAATAGAACATGACCCCAAGTGTATAGATGAGTGGTATAAGCCACGCATCTGGACACCACACCTATCCAAGATGTATGCTCTGTCATACATGAAGACTTGGTATCCCCAATGGGGCAGAGGTGAACACAAAGCATTGATGAAACTATGGGGTAAAGAATCAGCCTGGAACTACAAGGCAGACAATCCTAACTCAACAGCCTATGGCATAGCACAAGTACTAGGTACCAAACATGGTACCCCAGCCCCGCGACAGGTCGCTCGGGGGCTGGAGTATGTAGTTCATAAATACGATAGCCCATCAATAGCATGGGCACATTGGAGAAAGCATGGCTGGTATTAAGAAACCTATGTATAGAGTAGAGATATTGTTCTTTGTGTATGCAGATGACGATGATACTGCACTACACAAGGTAACACGCACACTAAGATACGAAGATGACATGGTATGGGCATGGCAAAACACACAACTAGAAAACAAGGGAGAAACAAATGAATAAAACAGAAACAAAAGCAAAGATAGATGCACTACTACCTACAACTGGACAAGATGAGTACGGACAGTATGAGATAGGTTCACAAGAACAACGCAAGGCTGCTACATTAGTAGAGTATGCATACAATGCTGATACAATATCAGATGATATGATACCTCATGTGTTGTTAGCACTCAAAGATATACAGATACGGGACTATGCAATGGGACTTATAAATCCTAGAGATGATAAAGGCTTATCGTTCTTTAAGTTATTAACAAAGCATGCACCTAAAAACTACAATGCTGCACCTACTACACTGCTTGCTCTTGTACACTACGAGAAGCATGAAGATGGTAAAGCAGATGAATTATTACGACCAATGTTAAGAACAAATTATTCATTAGCAAGACTATTGAGTAGAGTGTTTGATTCTAACTGGCCTGTTGGTGCATTTGAAGCAATGCGTATGGAACTACACCCTAAAGTAAAAGCAGGTATATTCGGAGAGGAAACAGATGACAACAGCAACAAAGAATAAGTCAGCATGGGTAATAGGTGGCACTGCAGTTGAGGCTACCTCTGCTCGTGATGCAGCCATACAAGCAGGACTTAACTGGACTGTACGCACAGCACCATTAGCAGCAGAGGCAACGCCTCTGTACATAGACCCAAATGGTGTAACACCAGCCACATACATAGATGTACCTAAGAAGCAGGCTATTATTCGTGAGGATAACAACACTGTCATAGGTGTGGTAGGTACCAAGTATAAGATGGTTCAGAACATGGAAGTGTTCAACGCATTAGATACATTAGTAGACTCAGGTGATGCACGATATACTGCAGCAGGTGAGTTCAATGGTGGCTCTAACATATGGATGCTACTTGAAATACCACAAGGTATCAATGTAGCCAATGACCCACATGCTGCGTTCCTATTAGTTAAGACATCACATGATGGCTCATCATCAGTAGTAATTAAGCCAATCATTGAGCGCCTATGGTGCGCTAACCAAGTCAACGGCTTGATTAGCAAGGGATATGCTAGAGGAACTAAAGGCTACAATGAGTACACATATCGCATGACACATACAACTAACCAAGAACTATCTGTCAATGACATACGCAACATTACTAACCTAACATATACAGCCATACAAGACTATGAGTTAATAGCAAATGGATTGTTAGGTCGTAAGATGACGCGTGAACAGACAGTCAACTTCTTCAAAGCAGTATGGCCTCTACCTAGTATAGTAGAAGACAAGCCATACGACTTACTAACTAGAGGTGAGCGCAAGCAACAGACTATAGCAAGAGATGCACGTGCTAGTGCATGGGCTATCTACTCAGAGTCAGAGACACAAGAGAACATCAGAGGCACAGCCTTCGGTGCATGGCACGCAGTAGTAGAACATGCTGACCACTATGCAACGGGTGGCGCGTCTCGCCGTGCCGCCGCCACCCTGAGTGGTCGCAATGATAAAGTAAAGACTAAGGCTTTGTCTTTACTTACTGTATAATTCCGTATGCATACTGCGTAAGCAGCGATAGCGCGGATGCACCTGAGTATGTGGATAAACTACTCACCCAAACAATGAGAGGAACACATGAACACAATCACAATATCAGATGGAGAGAGTAACAACGGTGCCATGATTACATACACAGACCATGAGATAGTACGAATGATAGCCGAACTTAAAGACTACAAGGACAGACAAGAAAGACTTGGAGATGCAAATGTCAACCTCAACAAAGATATCCGTACGCTACGTGAAAAGGTCCGTGACTTCTTCAGTGAAGGTGAATGGAATGACAATGAGTTCTCAGCAAGTAAGTCTGACATCAATGAGTTACTTGAATCCATTGGTGCAAACAGACTTACATCACAATATGGTGGTTCATTTACCATCACTGGCACCTTCCAAGTAGAAGCAGAAGATGAAGATGAAGCAGGAAATATATTCACAGAAAATGTTAATGTTGATTTCTATAATGGTGACATAACTGTAGATGATGTTAGAGCAGAAGACATAGCAGAAGATTACTAATGAGTAAACAACTACAAGCAGTACTAGACCGTGCTGCCAAAGCATGTGAGCCAGTACTACATGAGTTACTAGATGAAATAAATAAACCATCATGGTCATGTCATCTTTGTGGTGCAACCACAACAAATCCAGAGCATATGTTAATTGAATATTTTCATATGCCTTGTCCAGAAAAATAAACTTGGCAACACGCCAGCATCATCATACATAGTCCGTCACACTATGTTATGATGAGGGCAGGTTAGAGGTGGCAGGGTTTTGGTTCTCTCCTTGTTCCTGCTCCTCTAATCTACTTAACAAGGGAGAACTATGACAGTAGAGATAGCAAGAGATAGATACGGTAGACCTATGGTAGTGCCACCCAAGGGTGGCAAAGCAGTACCATACACACGCACTACTACAGTTGCAGGTTCATTAGATGATGGGACTGGACTAGTAGCATGGAAGTTACGCATGGCAGCAGCAGGTTTAACCCTGCGTCCTGACCTATTGCTTGCTGCATCAGCAGCCAGAGAAAATAAGTTAGAGATGGACAAGTTAGTAGAAGATGCTATGGAAGCAGCAGGTGCTACATCAGCAGCAACTATAGGCACAGCCATACATACACTGACAGAGAAGCACGACAGGGGCGAAGCCCTTGGCGTGATACCAGAAGACTATGTTGCAGACATACAGGCGTATGATAATGCAACTAAAAACTTTGAGAATGTATTCATAGAACAGTTCTGCGTGTTAGATAAGTATAAGATTGCAGGCACACCTGACCGTATAGTTAGATACAAAGGAGAGTTGTTTATCTCTGACCTAAAGACTGGTAGTATCTCCTACCCAAACAAGATTGCCATGCAGTTAGCCGTGTATGCGCACGGCCTGCCGTATGACCCTGCTACGGCAGTCCGTAGCAGTTGGGGTGATGTGAACCAAGAGCGCGGTATCATTGTGCATCTGCCAGCAGGCAGTGGCAAATGTGAACTGCACTTTGTTGACATCAAGCAAGGATGGAAAGGTATTGAACTAGCAATGAAAGTTCGTACATTCCGAGACACAAAGAAATCCCTAGTAACATCTATTCAAGGAGAATAAATGCCAAGTACGGAAGCACCTATCAGCATCACAGTTAAGACAGCAGCAGGCAGTCTCGTTACTGTTCGCGCCGAGAACGGCGAAGAACTAGACCAAATAGTAGCACTATCACTAGCATCACTAGCATCAGCAGTGCATGAGTTAGAGGCAGCAGTCAAGCCTACTAACACAGCAGTACCACCTAGCCCACAGATAGCAGCAATTGCTACATCATTCGGTGCAACCGATGTTGTTACACAGACAGCACCGTTTGTTCCAGCAGCATACACTCATGTAACTGAAGGTCAGCGTCTATGTCCGCATGGTAATATGACACGCATTCATGGAATGACAGGTAAGTTTGGCCCATACAAGGGTTACTTCTGCCCTGCTAAGCAAGGCGACATGACTAAGTGTACCACTCAATACATCAAAGCAAATCAACCTGAATGGAATAGTTTCCAAGCCGACCAAACAAAGGCATAGATGAAAACATTACGCCGTAGTATAGGCAAGCCAGAGGTGGGGGGCGAACCACTTGCCCCTCCCTTTCAGGCTTTCCAAAGAGAAGGCATGATACTTAGGCGAGCAGAGGTAACTGTAATTGCAGGTACACCTGGCGCAGGCAAGTCATCTATTGCATTACATATCGCAGCAAGACTAAAACAACCTACATTATATTTCTCTGCTGATACTAATGCACACACTATGGCTATGCGATTACTCGCTATGAAAGCAAAGATATCTCAAGCACACTCAGAGTATATGCTTAAGACAGACCCAACCAAAGCAGAAGAACTCTTACGAGAGTTCTCTAATTTGTACTGGTCATTTGAACCTAGCCCTACACTTAAAGATTTAGATGATGAGGTATCAGCATTTGAAACTATGTGGGGCAGAAGCCCAACGCTTATCGTTGTAGATAACCTTATGGACATAGCAATAGATGGACACGAAGAGTTCGCTGGCATGCGACAAGTAATGAAAGAGTTGAAGTATCTTGCAAGAGATACTAACGCATGCGTATTAGTATTACATCATACTAAAGAAGGTGCACTAGGTTATCCATGTCAGCCACGCTCAGCACTACAGGGCATGGTCTCTCAGATACCAGCAATGGTACTAACAGTAGGACAAATGATGCAGGGGCAAGACATATACCTATGTGTAGCCCCTGTTAAAAATCGTTATGGTAAAGCAGACCATAGCGGTCAGACATATGTCTCACTATCATTTGACCCAGCCTCTATGTATCTTGAAGATATAATGCGTGACTATAGACAACCAGAGATAGTCAATGGGTAGTGCAGCAAAAGCCAAAGGTAGTGGAGCAGAGCGAGATGTAGTTGCATACCTCAAGCAATGGTTTCCTTATGTAGACAGACGCTTGGCTGGTGCAACCCTAGATAAAGGTGACATCTCTGGTATACCTGGAGTCACAATAGAAATTAAAAACCACGCCAAGATGGACTTGGCGGGGTGGACAGAAGAGTTAATAGTTGAGATGACTAATGACAAAGCATGGACAGGCGTAGTGTGGCACAAACGTAAGGGTAGGGGAAGCCCTGAAGATTGGTACTGCACTATGCCTGGCTATGTGTATGTAGATTTACTAAGGAGAGCACTTGGACAAACCACAGATTGAAGAGTATCTCAACTACATAGGCGCCACCGTGCCTCCTATGGGCAGCGGTTGGCGCAAGATGAAGTGCCCGTTCCATGTAGATTCACATGCAAGTGCAGCAGTAAACTATGACAAAGGTGCATTTATATGTCATGGTTGTGGAGTTAAAGGTGATGTATACTCACTCATAATGTACAAAGAAGGCGGTGATTTCAGTGAGGCTCTCAAGTTCGCAGCGTCAGTTCTTACTACTGGCGACACAGCAATACGCAGCAAGGCTAGAACTGGCAACAGATTATCTATTAAGCCGTCATCTGTTGGTAGAAGAAGCAAACATCTTTCATCTGGGAGTGGTCGAAGACCCAATGCCAGGGCATGAACCATACAAAAACAGACTGGCTATCCCATACATCACGCCATCAGGCGTGGTAGATATTAGATTCAGAGCCTTGCTTCCCGAACAAGAACCTAAGTATCTTGGTCTAGTAGGTAGCAAGACAACGATGTTTAATACGCAAGCATTATTTGCAGCAAACAAGTACATATGTGTAACCGAAGGAGAGTTCGATTGCATCATGATGTCAGTCAAGACAACACATCCAACAGTAGGTATACCAGGGGCTAACAACTGGAAGCCCCACTATGTTAAACTATTAGATGACTTTGAAACAGTAATAGTATTAGCAGACGGAGACGCAGCAGGACTAGAGTTCGGTAAGAAGATAAGCAGGGAACTAGGCAATGTCAACATCATCAGCATGCCTGATGGTGAGGATGTCAACAGCATGATAATCAAGAAGGGGAGTAACTGGATACATGAGCGAATCGAACAATGTATTTCCACCATTAGATGATAGGTTCTGGGAGCATCTCAAACACATAGAGTTCTCTATTGGTATACCAATCTCAGAAACCAAGATGCTAAATATCTTAGGAGCACTAGAAGATATATACATTGCACTGGCTAGGGATGACATAGAGGATGCAACTATGTGCCTTACGGCACTAGGTGCACTGTTAGTAGCCTCCAAGTATGACAAAGCAGATGAAGTATGGGAAGAATTAGTAGTCAAAGAAGCAATGCATAACTTCGACAAGCACCTGAAAGAGGTAATAGATGAAGAACAGTGATGATGTAGATGTAATCTTAGAAGAACTAGCAAAGATTATGTACAAAAAACATCAGGATTATGGTCCAATGAATATTGCTGGAGCACCAGGTGGGCCAATGAATGGGCTGCGAGTACGGATGTATGACAAGTTGGCTAGACTCACACACCTTGGAGATAACGACACGCCGAACTACGAAACTATCGAAGATACCCTCATTGACCTAGCAAACTATGCCATAATAGGATTACTAGTCCAACGTGGACAATGGGAAGGCATACCTAATGGCGCAGCAAAGCAAACGGATAGTGGTCCTAAGCGACCTCCAGATTCCGTACCAAGACAACCGCATAGTGAACACAACCCTGGCATTTATCCGAGAGTACAAACCAGATGAACTGTGGTGCGTGGGGGATGAACTAGATGCCCCCGAACCCAGTCGTTGGAACAAAGGCATGGCAGGTGAGTACGCATCAACACTTCAAGACAGTATAGATTTAACGCACGAAACAATGGCTAGTTACCGTAAAGCATTAGGTAACAAGCCATTTGTCATTCAACGCAGTAATCATACTGACCGCATTGATACATACATACGCAAGTATGCACCTGCATTTGATTCGTTAGACTCATTAAAGATTGAAACACTACTAGGCTACGACAAGTTGGGTATCAGATACCTACACAAAATGACAGAACTATTACCTGGTTGGGTAATGGCACACGGAGATGAAGGCGCACTTAACCGTGCACCTGGGGCTACTGCACTTAACTTAGCAAAACGATTAGGCAAATCAGTAGTGTGTGGACACACACACAGAGTCGGACTACAACATGAGACATCAGGAATGTATGGAAAAACCAGTACTTTATACGGGTTAGAGGTCGGTCACATGATGGATATGTCACAGGCTCATTACCTAACATCAGGTTCTGCCAACTGGCAGCACGGCATAGGTATACTTGTAGAAACTAACCGCAAGGTTACTCCATTTGCAGTGCCTATCGTTAATGGTGAGGTACACATTCCCTAATGTCTTACATTGAAAACTATAATTACTTAGTACAACAACTTGCTGCTGAATATGCTAGACGCTATACTATGGTAGAGCGTGATGACATAGCACAGGAGATGTGGGTATGGTTTGTCGGTCATCCCAATAAGTACAATGAATGGTCTGCACTAGAGCAGAAAGACTGCGACAAAGTAATAGCAAAGTCATTACGCAATGCATCTCTTAAGTTTTGTGAACGAGAGAAAGCAAAGCATAGTGGCTACCAATCATCTGATTTATATTATTATGATGCATCAGTAATAGAAGCATTCTTGCCTTCTATTATTAGTGACTCATATGAAATGCCAAGTAAGATAAAAGACCTAAACTCTAAGTCTGGTAGTGGTGTTCTAAGTGAGGGTAACAACTGGCTAACACTACGTTCAGACATAGCAAAGGCTTACTATAAACTCAGTGAAGCCAAGCAAAACATACTACGCTTGCGCTTTAGTACCGAACAACCTGACTGGACAGAGTTAAGTAAGGACATGGATAGCACACCAGATGGTGCCCGTATGAAAGTACAACGAGCAGTCAACTCTATTATCAAAGTATTAGGTGGCTGGAAGTCATACCGAGATGATGATACAACAAGTAGTTGACTTAACAGGAGAGCCTACATTTGCCTGCATATGTGGGTGTATGATGTTTAAAGTTATAGTCATGTGGGATGAAAATACTAGAGCAGTAGGCTGGTATGATTTAAGACAAGAATGTATAGAGTGCGGTACAATAACTACCGCACCTACCGAGATAGATGGATGTGAGTGATGCCAAACTATGATTTCAAATGTAAATTTTGTGGCTCAGTGGTGGAGGTACAAGACCCGACACCAACAGGATGCACAGTTTGTGGCAACACAATGGTTAGAATCTGGACCAGTCCAGCCGTTAAGTTCAACGGCGGTGGCTTCTACTCAACAGGAGGATGATGTACACATTCAGTGATACAGCAAATTGTGAGGGTACCGACCCTGAAATCTTCTTTACACAGGATGGAAGTAGCACATATGCTGAAGTGTTGGCACTTAAAAGAATATGTGGCAACTGTGCAGTAGTTAAAGAGTGCCTTGACTATGCCTTAAGGCATCAGGTCATGGGATACTGGGGCAATACAAACGAAATACAACGCAAGATAATGAGAAAAAAACTGAATATAATCCCACGTCCACTACACATGGACTACAACTAGGAGGAACTATGGAACTATATGTAAGCATAGCACTGGGTATTATGCTAGGAGAACTAGGCAAGGAACTTATCTATCGAATCCAGAACGCATGGTGGACATTCAAGCATCGCAAGGACCCTAAACATGGGTTCCGTAAATGGTTAGAAGACACAGAAGATACTGAAGAACTACTAGCAAAATAGAAAAAGAACCCCACTCCCTGTGTCAATACAGGGCAGTGGGGTCTTCTAGTCTCTACGGGGCTGCTAGGCCCCTTAAATCGGTATTACTTTGAGCCACGACCAAAGTCTGTGGCAGACGGGTCAAGCCATTTAAGCAGTGGACCAGCCACACCAGCCAAGCCAGCAGCAGCAAGAGTCTTAGGACTGGTCTCGCCAGTCATATAGACAACAAGAACAGCAGCAGCAGCAGCACGGAACCAAGATAGTGCTAGTTGTTTGAATTGCTCCATTATATCCTCCTATAGGATTAGGACTTTACACCGTGTAATTTACAGCAGGTGCAAACTTCGGTCTTATATGCCTTCTTTGCAGGCAACGATACTAACGCTGCAAGAATCTGATTTACGGGCTTCGGTGAGTTCATCCACCAGAACCAAGGGGAAGTATCGGCACCCATACCATCATTGATGGAGATGTGTAAGTGATGTGGGTGTTGGTTACTGCCCAGATATTTACGATTGCCCAACTTAACTTTGTCCTTAGCCCATATCCTGCCTTGAAAGATTAGATATTTAACTCGCTTATCTTCTTTTAACTTCTCAAAAATTATCTTGCAATCAATCCCATTTACTGGGTCGTGTGTTAAATCTACGGCAAAACCTGTGTTGTGGTCTGAGGTAGGGTTTTGTTTCAGATGCGCAGCAGATGGCAGCAAGCCATCGCTAATCTTCTTGCGCTTAGGGCACAATGCTGTAGCCTGACGCAGTACTGCAACAGCCGCAGGTGTAGCCTTACTCATCGTCATCAGTCCAATCACTGCCTTCTTCTTCAATTGAAGGGCTCAATGGTCCCCATATTGTCTCAGGTACTGGCTCTAAAAATGACATTATTTCTCCGCAACCAATTTGTATAGGTCATCAAT